TCAAACGCCCTCTATCTAAGGAGCAACTATGGGTAAAAGGGCCTCAACCCACTCGAAACCCGCTCGAACTGTGGAACAACGCGAGGCGCAGATGATCAATCTGGCCCTTGAGCTTGCTGAGAAGCAACTTCGAGAGGGTACAGCACCGGCAACAACGGTGAACCACTACCTCAAGCTAGCCTCCACAAGAGAACAGCTCGAGGTTGAGAAGCTGAGAAACGAAACGGCGCTACTCGAAGCGAAGAAGACGGCACTTGTAAGTGCCGAGCAAGCCGAGAAGATTGCAAAAGAAGCGATCGAAGCCTTCCGAACATACTCTGGAGCGGGGGATGTTACGGACGTACTCTGATTTGGTTCGACTACCAACGTTTGAAGAACGATTCGACTATCTATCACTCGATGGGCAGATCGGAACTGCTACGTTTGGCTTCGATAGATACCTGAACCAAAGATTCTACTCCTCAACCGAGTGGAAGAAGGTCAGGAACTTTGTTCTGGCTCGGGATGAAGCCTGTGATCTCGGAATCGAGGGCTTGGACATCAAGTACATGCCGCTGATCCACCACATGAACCCAATCCAGCCCAAAGATCTCGAGGAATTCAATCCAGACATCCTTGAGCCAGAGTTTCTCATCACGACAACCAAGAATACCCACAACGCGATACACTTCGGAGACCGATCGAGGTTGACACCACGAGTTGTTGAGCGTCGACCCAACGATCAGTGTCCTTGGAGGAATTAATGGGGACCATTCTTGAAGATGTAAAGAAGGCACTCGGCATCGTTCCGGGATATGACGCCTTTGATGACCAGATCCTGATGTACATAAACTCTGCACGGATGGATCTCGCACAATTGGGGCCAAAATGCCTCGGGATCATTGAGAAGGATTCTCAGTGGTCCGTCTTTCCGGACATTCAGGATGAAGCGGCCATCAAGTCATACATCTCGCTTAAGGTCCGGCTCATGTTTGACCCGCCAGGAAACTCCTTCTTGGTCACGGCATACCAGAAGCTGATCGAGGAGGCAGCATGGAGACTGATCTACCAGACGGAGGGGAAGTCCTAGCCCACCATGGTGTAAAAGGCATGCGGTGGGGTGTCATTCGAAAGAAGGCTTCCGCTGGACGTGCTGCAACAGCCAAGGCACTTCGAAAGGCTGGACGTGGAACCGCAAAGACCGTCTCAGGAACAGTCAGCGCCACAAAGCGCGGAGTCAAGACTGTCCAGAAGGCCCATGAACGCCATCAAGAGCGGACCATCGCCAGAACCCAGCGCAAGGCTGAGATCAAAGCCCGAAAGAAGTTCGCCAAGAAGGGTTACCGAAAGATCAGCGACGCCGAGCTCAAGTCTAGAATTCAGCGGCTGGAGCAAGAGAAACGCTATCGGGAGCTCAAGGCCGACCGCCACCTTATTCGAGGTCGTGAGGTCACTCGACAGATCCTCGAAGGGTCTATCACTAAGGCAGGGACGTACGCCGGAAACAAGCTGATGCGTTCTGCCTTTGACAATGCCTTTGAGCAAGCCACTGGTCAGAAGGCCGAAAAGGGTGGTCTTGGTGAGAAGGTTAAGAAGGCCGCAGAGAAGGCTCGTGAGGGCGCTGAAGAGGCAATGGCGGCAGCCAACGAGATGAAGACGGAGTCTCGGTCTGAGGCTAAGGCGCTCATTGAGAAGTCCAGGAACAAGAAGGTCTCGAAGCAGATCGAGAAGCCCAAGTCGTACAAACAGACTAAGCCCTCGCCGAAGCCTAAGCGCCGTCCTCGCAATCCGGGGAGTCCGTTGAAGTAATGCTCTCGAACACCGCAGTACCAAAATACTACGGACAGTTCCGTGATGCAGTCATCCGAGGCGAGATTCCAGTATGCGAAGAGATCTCATGTGAGATGAACCGGATTGACGCGCTCGTCGCCAATCCCGAATACTACTACGACGACCAAGCTGTAGAAGGATTCATCGTATACTGCGAGAACGAGCTAACGCTGTCCGACGGGGCCGACCTCCATCTTCTCGACAGCTTCAAGCTCTGGGCCGAACAGCTACTTGGCTGGTACTACTTCGAGGATCGTCAGGTCTTCGTCCCATACGAGGATGGAGTCGGCGGTCGATACGAGACCAAAACAGTAAAGAAGCGCCTTACAATCAAGCAGTATCTGATTGTTGCTCGTGGAGCAGCGAAGTCGATGTACATGTCTCTCATTCAGAACTACTTCATGGTGATTGACACTACTACGACGCATCAGATCGCTACGGCTCCGACCATGAAGCAGGCAGAAGAGGTGATGGGTCCATTCCGGACCGCAATCACCCGAGCCCGAGGTCCGCTGTACAAGTTCCTCACCGAGGGATCCCTTCAAAATACAACTGGTGCGAGGGCTAACCGCCAAAAGCTGGTTGCTACTAAGAAGGGTGTCGAAAACTTCCTGACGGGCTCCCTGCTTGAAGTCCGCCCCATGTCTATCGATAAGCTCCAGGGCCTGCGCCCGAAGGTTTGCACAGTTGATGAATGGCTATCGGGAGACATTCGAGAAGACGTGGTTGGTGCGCTCGAACAGGGAGCCTCGAAGGTTGATGATCCGGTCATTCTGGCCGTCTCTTCTGAGGGAACCATCCGCAATGCGGTGGGCGACACCATGAAGATGGAGTTGCTCAAAATCCTGAAGGGCGAATACGTCGCCCCTCACATCTCAATCTTCTACTACAGACTTGACGACATCAAGGAAGTAGCAGATCCTGCTATGTGGGTGAAAGCCCAGCCGAACATTGGCATCACAGTGTCCTATGATCGGTACCAGCAGGACGTCGAGCGAATGGAACAAGCCCCTGCCGCTCGAAACGACATCCTCGCCAAGAGGTTCGGAATCCCCATGGAAGGGTACACCTACTTCTTCACCTACGAGGAGACAATCCCGCACAGGAAGAACACCTTCTGGAACATGCAATGCGCTATGGGCGCCGACTTGTCCCAGGGTGATGACTTCTGTGCATTCACCTTCCTGTTCCCACTCCGAAATCAAGCATTCGGAGTTAAGACTCTAGCGTACATCTCCGAGCTGACCCTCATGAAGTTGCCCGGAGCTCTACGCCAGAAGTACGACCAGTTCATACAAGAAGGAACCCTCCGAGTCATGGAGGGAACGGTCTTGGACATGATGGAAGTATACGAGGATCTGGACCAGCACATCGAGGACCAGAAGTACGACGTCTCGGCGTTCGGGTTCGACCCGTACAACGCCAAGGAGTTCGTTACTCGGTGGGAACAGGAGAACGGACCGTATGGTATTGAGAAGGTAATTCAGGGAGCCCGAACCGAATCGGTCCCCCTCGGCGAGTTGAAGAAGCTCGCTGCCGAACGCCTACTCATCTTCGACCAGGAACTCATGGCATTCACCATGGGGAACTGTGTCACTCTCGAGGATACCAACGGAAACCGGAAGCTGCTGAAGAAACGCTCGGAAGAGAAGATCGACTCGGTGGCTGCTCTGATGGATGCCTTCGTGGCATACAAGATCAACAAGGAGGCATTCGAATGAGCGAGGAGGTGAAATGGGTCTTAGTGATCGATTGAGCCACGCCTGGAATGCATTTACAAGGTCTCCGGACAAGAAGAACTTCACGCCGGAATACGGATCGTGGACCTTCGGGAATCCGAACCTGAACTACCGTCCTGTCGTCGGCGATCAGACCATCGTCACTAGCATCTACAACCAGATCGCTATCGATGTCTCGAATGTTCCGATCCGCCACGTCAAGACTGACGAGAATGGTAACCTCAAGAGCTACTACCGAAGCTATCTTGACGAGTGTCTGTCACTCAGCGCCAACATCGACCAGACTGGACAGGGATTCTTCCAGGATCTCGTCCTGACTCTGTTCGAGGAAGGCGCGGTAGCCATCGTCCCTGTCGACACGGATGTGAGTCCTGATATGACACAGGGGTATGACGTCAAGTCGATGCGTGTCGGTACAATTCTCAACTGGTACCCACGGCACGTCCGGGTGGAAGTATACAACGACCAAACCGGACAGCGAGAACAGCTCACTCTTGAGAAGGACTTCGTGGCTGTTGTGCAGAATCCTCTGTACAGTGTCATGAATGCGCCTAGTTCTACGCTGCAGCGACTGACACAGAAGCTACATCTGCTTGATGCTATCGACAAGCAGTCTGGGTCTGGAAAGCTGGACATCATCATTCAGCTTCCCTACGTCGTCAAGACTGAACTGAAGAAGCAGAAGGCTGAAAAGCGGCGCCAGATGATTGAGGAACAGCTCGCGGGTTCTCAGTACGGTATCGCTTACACCGATGGTGCAGAGCGAATCACTCAGCTGAACCGACCGTCCGAGAACAACCTCATGAGTCAGATCCAGTGGCTCACGACGCAGCTGTACAACCAGCTCGGAATGACGGAAGATGTCTTCAACGGTAAGGCTGACGCACGTCAGATGCTGAACTACCAGAACCGCACGGTTCGCCCAGTTCTGAAGGCGATCACTGATGCCCTCACCCGGACATTCCTCACGAAGACTGCCCGAACGCAGAAGCAGCGGATCATGGCGATCGAGGATCCATTCCTCAACGTCCCGCTCGAGGAGATGTCCACGCTGGTCGACTCCGTCAAGCGTAATGAGATCGGCACAGCCAATGAGCTTCGCCCGAAGTTCGGCTGGCCTCAGTCTGATGAAGAGACGGCAGATCAGTTGGTGAACTCCAACATCAACCCGGCAACTGAGATGGAGCCGACGGCCGAAGAGCCACTCGATGAAGTCCCAGCTGCCGACGTACCAATTTCCGAACTGATGGAGAGTAGTCAAAATGGCAGTTAAGTGCGACTTCTCCGGCTACGCCACCAAGAATGATGTTCGGTGCTCGGATAACAAGATCATCCGACATGGCGCATTTGCGGCGTATGACGGGAAGACCGTACCTCTGGTCTGGCAGCACAAGCACGGGGACGTTGAGAATGTCCTTGGCCATGCCGACCTTGAGGTTCGTGAGGATGGGGTTTATGCCTACGCCCATCTGAACAACACCGACCGTGGGCGGACTGCTCGAGAGATGGTCCGAAACGGTGATGTAAAGGCGATGAGCATCTACGCTACCCACGTTCGCTCTAAGGGCAATGACGTTGTCCATGGCGAGCTCGTTGAGGTTAGCCTGGTGCTCCGCGGCGCCAACCCTGGCGCTCTCATTGACCAAGTCTCCATCGAACATGGGGATGACGGGGAGGAGATTGCTGCTGTGATCTACACAGATGAGGATCTCGACTTCGTTTCTCATGGCGATGAGGATGAGGACTTCGAAGCGGAGGAGACGGAAGACGTCGAGCACGCCGAGGAGGAGCCTGAGGCAGATGCTGAGGGCGACGAGGACGACCCCACTCTCGGGGAGATCTTCGACGGAATGACCGAGGAGCAGAAGACGGCGGTTTATGCCATCGTTGGACAGCTGGTTGATTCCGTGGACGAGGAGGCGGAGGAGTCTGAGACCGAAGAGGACGAGGACACCGCCCATTCCGACACTACTACTGAGGAAGACGACTTGGCTCACAAGAATGTGTTCGAGGGCTCCGCTGACACCCAGGAGCTCCCGGTTCTGACCCACGCCCAGGTTGAGACCATCTTCGAGGATGCCCGTTCCAGCGGCTCTCTGAAGCAGGCCATCCTGGCTCACGCCGACGCTTACGGTATCAAGCAGATCGAGACCCTTTTCCCTGAGGCGAAGGATCTGTGGAACCAGCCGGAGTTCATCAAGCGCAAGACCGATTGGGTTAACTCCGTCGTTGGCGCTGCTAAGCACTCGCCCTTCTCCCGCATTCGTACCCGCTTCGCCGACATCACGGCTGACGAGGCGCGTGCCCGCGGTTACATTAAGGGCAATAAGAAGGAAGACGAGGTCTTCACGTTGCTGCAGCGTGTCACCTCGCCGACCACCATCTACAAGAAGCAGCGTCTGGACCGGGACGACATCCTGGACATCACTGACTTCGATGTAGTCTCCTACATCCGTGGCGAGATGAAAATCATGCTCGAGGAGGAGCTCGGTCGAGCTGTTCTCATCGGCGATGGTCGCCAGGCTTCCTCCAAGGACAAGATCAAGGAGGACTGCATCCGCCCCATCTACAAGGAGGACTCGCTGTACGCGCCGCGTGTCATCCTTGCCAAGGCCACCACCACCGAGGACGTCCTGGACTCTATCGTCCGCGCCATGGACGACTACGACGGTGCCGGTAACCCGACCTGGTTCGCTGAGCCTCACATGGTTACCGAGATCCTTCTGTTGAAGGACAAGATGGGCCACCGCCTGTTCCGCAGCGTCTCCGAGCTGGCCGACTACGTCGGTGTCTCGAAGATCGTCAAGGTCCCGCTGATGAAGGGTCTGCGGCGCACCTCTGCTAAGAACGGCACTGTCGACGCCCTCGGCATCATTGTCAACATGTCCGATTACACCATTGGTGCGGACAAGGGTGGGCAGCTGTTTGCTGCCGAGGACTTTGACATTAGCTTCAACCAGTACCACTACCTCCTGGAGACCCGTCTCTCCGGTGCGCTGACTCACCCGAAGTCCGCGATCATCGTCGAGCGTAAGTCTGAGGATGGGAACGTCGTTCCGGAGCCGTGATAGATGGCCAAATTCTTCGGTGACATAGGATTTGCTACTCAGGTCCAAACCTCGCCGGGAATTTGGGAAGACAAGATCATCGAGAAGCAGTACTATGGCGACATCTTCCGCGAAGCACGTCGCTTTGGTAGCAGCGATGAGATTCTTGGGTCCATTAACCTGAGTAACCAGATCAGCGTGATTGCTGACGGGTACATTACGGATAATGTCCAGAATCTCAGGTACGTTCGCTGGCTGGGGGGACTTTGGAAAGTCTCATATGTCGAACTGAAGTTCCCCCGGCTGGTTCTCGAGATGACGGGGGTGTATAATGGACCGACGCCTAGCTCTCCATGAGAAGCTGGTAGAGATCCTCGGGTCTGAGAATATCTATTATCAGCCACTCCCGTCAATCAAGCTCTCGTATCCGTGTATCATTTACGAGAGAAACCCGGGCGATCCGATGTATGCTGACAATCAGAAGTACATCAAGGCGAACCGGTTTCAGGTAACCCTGATCGCCCGCCATCCCGAGGACCCGACTAGGACCAAACTCGAAGATCTCCTGTTCAGTCGCCATATGACTCGACAGGTGACCGATAACCTCTATCACGACATCTTCGATGTCTATTACTAGGAGATAACATGGCTGCACTTGTCTGGGACAAGACTGGTGAGCGCAGGATCGAGACTGGTGTCGACCACTGCGCGCTGTATGTGTACGACCCTTCGACCAAGACCTACGGCAAGGGCGTTGCTTGGAATGGTATCACTGCCATCTCCGAGAAGCCTGAAGGCGCCGAGGCTACCGACCTGTATGCTGACAACATTCTGTACCTGTCGCTGCTCTCCGCTGAGAAGCTGAAGGGCACGATCGAGGCCTACACCTACCCTGATGAGTTCGAGGCCTGCGACGGATCCGCCACCCTGACTAAGGGCGTGAAGATCGGTCAGCAGGACCGCGTTGCCTTCGGTCTGGTGTACCGCACTAAGATTGGTGACGACGTTGCGGGCCAGGACCGCGGCTACAAGCTGCACGTCCTGTACGGCTGCAAGGCTTCTCCCTCGGAGAAGGGCTACAAGACGGTTAACGACTCCCCTGAGGCGATCTCGTTCTCTTGGGAGATCTCGACCACTCCCGTCAATGTGGATGGTGCGAAGCCGACTTCCCTTCTGACCATCTCGTCTCTCGATGTCGACCCCGGAAAGCTGAAGTCCCTTGAGGCCAAGCTGTTCGGTGCCGACGCTCAGGGCGGGCAGCAGGCCGCTGAGCCTAAGCTGCTTCTTCCTGACGAGATCAAGGCTCACTTCGCATGATGACTACACCGGGGGCTCAGAGACCTAGATTCCTGGGCCCTCGGTGTCTGCGATGCTTATAATTTCTATCCCCGAAATCGACGGGTTTGACGAGGAGACTGAGACCTTCGTCTCTCTGCCCGGCGGGGAACTACACCTGGAGCACAACCTGATCGCACTGTCAAAATGGGAGTCGATCACCCATAAGCACCTCATCGGTAACGAAGACATCACTCCGGAGGAGATGCTTCTCTACATCAAGTGCATGATTACTGATGAGGACTATGACCCCGAGCTCCTGGATAGACTCCCCGCCAGTGAAATCGAACGTGTAAGCAATTACATGGCCGACACTAAGACCGCTACCACCTTCGTCAAGTCTGGTGGAGAAAGTGGTTCTGGAGAATACACATCCTCGGAGCTGATCTACTACTGGATGATCGCATGCCAGATCCCGTTTGAGTGCGAGACATGGCACATCAATCGTCTACTAACGCTGATTCGAGTTTGCAACGAGAAGAATCAGCCCGAGAAGAAGATGTCCCGGTCCGACATCCTAGCAAGGAACCGGGATCTGAACAGAGCCAGGCGACAGGCGCTTGGCTCGAAGGGATGATTATGGGAAAGCACGAAGAGTTTCCTGACGAGGCATTCGCTCCGCAGGCTCATATCGGCACTGACCCTATGGAAGACAAGGACATTCACGTGTCCCAGACTACTGAGGTGATGCAGTGAGCGTTGCACAGCAGGTCCTCGCTCGAGCTGCGGCGAGGATTGGTTACTATGCTCCAGATGACCCCCAGCCTGGATCCGAAGCAGGCCGTTACTGGGCTGCTCGAACCGGACAGCAGTGGCTTGCTGGACCGTCCGACTCTGTGTGGTGGTGCATGCTCTTCGTTAGCATGTGTCTGGACGAGTGCGGACAGATTGATGCTATTGGGGGGTTCTCTTTCAACACAGATTACACAGTCAACAAGGTCCGCCAGCACCCCACAGCTTACTTCGTATCTGTTTACGATGCCCAGCCCGGTGACGTCGTCATCTTCGACTGGGATGGCGGTGGAACCGACCATGTGGGATTCGTCGAGAAGAATCTCGGAGGCGGTACACTCCAGACTATCGAGGGTAACACCTCATCTGGAAGCTATGGCTCTCAGTCTGCTGGCAATGGCGTTTGGCGTCGAGTCCGCAATAGCTCGATCGCTTATGTGATTCGTCCGGCATACTCTGATGGCGGAGCTAAGTCCGGCCCTGCCGACATCCGAGCCCTTCAGCGAGCTGTTCGAGCCAACCCCGACAACGTCGCCGGCCCCAATACTCGGAGCCGTTGCTATGCTCTGGCCTGCGCTTCCTCCTGGGGCGGCAAGACCTTCCCATTCGGTGTGAAGTTCACCCAGTCGGTTGTCGGTACTGAGCAGGACGGAATCTGGGGTGACGCCTCAGAGGAAGCTCACGATGACACGGTCGAGGCTGTCCAGAGTGCTGTCGGCGCAGAGGTCGATGGTATCTACGGCCCCGACACAAATACTCGAGTAAACGCGATGCTTGATCGCGCCGAACAGCCGTAGGAGGCTAGACAATGGCAGCCCCATACTGCACTTTAACCGGGACTATCCCGGGAGGAGAAAAGGGTCGGGCAACGGTCCGAATCATCCCTGATGTTATTGGTGCCACAGCAACCGTCAATGGTATTACAGTCGGCATGCGCGAGGTTACGATTCGGACAGACCAGGCTGGTGCTGTCAATGTCGAGGTGCTGGCTCCGGGCGCTGGAGTAACCCCTTCTGGCGCCTGGACCCACACCATCTATGTCGACTCTCCAGAGGTAGACCTCGTCAAGCATCTTGCCCTCTCTCAGGGTGGAGAGATTGACATCATGACCTCTAACCCCACCGATGAGATCTCCCCTCTCCCTTTCGGTGGTGGAGGAGGCGGTGGGGGCGTCGGTACGCCTGGCCCTCCTGGGCCCCCTGGTAAGCCCGGCGCAAAGGGCGATAAGGGTGACCCCGGTATTCAGGGTCCTCCCGGTAAACCAGGAAGAGATGGAACTCCGGCTGACCTCTCGAACTACCCGACCAAGACTGAGGTAGCTTCAGACCTGGCCCACAAGGCAGATCGAGTTGATCTGAACGCCACGAACGCTCTCGTAGCAAAGAACCTGAACCCATTCCAGACCGGGGCAAGATACTACTCGCCAGTTACGTACTACTGGCCCGACTACTACCAGGACGGAAAGCCTGGACAGTTCTCCAAGTGGGCACAGACCCTCAAGTTCCGCGACGAACTGGGGTATGTTATCATGAACCGCAATAGCGGGGACTGGGAAGCCTATGAAAAGGACTTCAAGAAGCAGGCTGAGCTGGCTCTTGCGGCCGGAGCAAAGAAGATCCTGTTCTACATCAAGACCCAGTACGGCGCTGCAAGTCTTCCTGCGAATGATCCTGGTCGAGCCGGCATTCCGAACCCCGATAAGTTTACCAAGACTTACATCCTCGAGCAGCTCAAGCGGGCCAAGCAGTGGTATGGTGACCTGGTTCAGGGTGTACTCCTCGACGAGGTAATCAATGGGTGGGGGACCCAGGCCGGACGAGTCCCATGGTACAAGGATCTAATCGACACGATCCGAACCAACGAAGGATACAACTTCGTAATCGGCATCAACACGGGATCCAACATCTCTGAAGAGATGTGTAAGCTCGACTTCAATGTCTGCATGATGTATGAAGGCACGGCGCAGAAGTTCCTGACGAATGACGAGCAGACTCCAATCCTTCCGGCTCACATGGCGGAGTATCCATCGACTCGTTGGTGGGCTACTGTCCACACGACGAACTCTCTGAACTACCGAGACGTGTTCCAGAAGCTCGACTCGCTCAGCATCGGCCACGTCTACGTCACGGATGGTGTTCTTGCTGAAGACGGTCAAAATGGTGGTCAATGGGCCCCCGTCGGCAACCCTTACGCCAACCCACCTGGTGAGAAGATCCGTGAACTCATTATTCCCTGGATCAAGGGGTACCTGGATCTCAAGCTTCGTGTCGACGGAATGACCACAGACGGATCCAAGATCCTAGTTCTCGGTAAGGATGACCCGGTTCCCGCCGGAACTCCTGCCGGGACTGTGATTGTTCGGAGGGCTCGCTGATGGCCAGCATGCTTCCCGTTCTGGGAACGTGGTGGTTCGGAAACGGCCGGCGAGACGGCGATGGGGCATACATCAATGCCAACTCATCGACAACCCCGTATGATCAGTATGCTATCCCGGTACTTCAAAAGAAGTTCCGGTTTACACTGAATTATACTTCTGGCGATGAGAACCGTTTAGCGATTCGGGCCTCTCGACTCAATGACAAGAAAGAGAACATCTTTCAGGATGTCATTGAGACGAAGAGACTACCTGCCGGTACAAAACGAACGATCGATCTTGACATCGTTCTGCCAGACAGCAGTTACCCGCTGTGGCTACCCTCCTTTCAGGTCCCGTCTACTGGACACGACATCCTGATCCACAGTCTCGAGGTGTATCCGACCCCTCCCGAGGGAATCGAGTTTGTATCTCGAGCCATTGGTGAAGGTATGGGCGGATCCATGCCAGACTTGATGGCTCCATCTCAGTGGGGCGACGTTGCTGTGGTGTTCTACGCATCACAGTTCGGTAACACTGCTGCTCGTCCACCAGCAGGATGGGTTGTTGCGGCCCAGGATAACGCCGCTGGACGGTCGGGATATGTCGCAGTCAAGAAGGTAACCTCTCCGCAAGACACTCTCGGTGTCCAGTTCGGTGGAACGATTGCCTCTGGTGCTCGGGAACGGGCGCTAATGATCATTGTCCGTGGTGTCAAGGATTTCGACATCCATACATGGCAGGCCGGGCTACCGGAGATCGACCCTAAGCGGCTTGGTCTAGTCGCCGGACAGTATCATGGCAACAAGAGTACCCCTCTTACCGACTGGCGAACCACTAAAAATAAGTGGAATGCCGGAACGAACTCTACGACCGATTCCTGGTCCGCTCTTCTAGTAGGTGAGGCAGAGAAGATCACAGGTATCCCCAACGCCTCAGCATGGGCCTGGGTGTATTTCACACCGATGATCGACCCAGCTGTCGAGGAGGAAGAGAACCCCACTGTCGAGGTCGTTGGGGCAGACCGAATGCTCGTTACGGTGTTTGAGTCAGACGATTCTGAGACTCCAGCGCATATGCGAGCCGTTCCGAAGGGATATCCCGACATCGGGACCATGATGATCACCAAGGGATTCCTTGTCGCCCATCGTGGTGGATCCGTGAGTTGGCCTGAGGCTTCGATAAGAGCCTATACCAACTCGGTAATGTTCGGTGCCGGGGCCCTCGAGGTGTCCTGTCAGTGCTCGAAGGACGGAATCTGGTTCCTGAACCATGATCGCACACTTCAGCGGACTGACCCGACAGCTCCGAATACCCCTGTCACCGAAATGACATGGGACGAGATCCGAAAGTACAAGACTGTAGGTGAGCCCATTGTTAAGGCGGAGGACTACTTCCGGGCTTATGGGTCGAGTCATATTACAGTGCTTGATCCGAAGTACTCAGCGACCAAATGGCAGGAGCTGAAGCAGTTCTTCCCATCTGATGCTAAGCAGAGAATCATCTGGAAGTTCTCTGTCGATGCTACATGGCTCGTAAACCAGTGGAAATCCGACGGCTGGAAGTGCTGGGGGTACTCATATCCCGAACATGTGGCTGACGGACGCCTAAATGGTTGGGCAGGACCATGGGATTACCTCGGTATGTCCTTCGAGGCTGACCAGCAGACCTGGACCAAGACCCTTGCTCTTGGTAAACCGGTATGGGCACACGTCTGCGCCACTAGGGAGCAGTACAACCAAGCAATGCAGAAGGGCGCAGCTGGCTGTATGGTCTCTGGCGTTGCGAACATCTTGACAGAGAGTCTAGTCTAGGAGAATCATGATCACGATCGAGAGCCAGGGAGACTGGAAACTGACCAGGAACTGGTTTGATAGAATGACCAAGATCGATCTGGCTCTGATCATGAATCAGTTCGGCAAGGAGGGGGTTTCTGCTCTTAAGGCGGCGACCCCCTCCAGGTCGGGCGAGACTGCAGCCAGTTGGAACTATGAGGTAACTCGAAAAGGTAACAACTGGAAGATTACATGGACTAATTCCCATGTAAACAACGGCGTCAACATCGCCGTAATCCTCCAATACGGCCACGGAACCCGTAATGGTGGGTACGTCGTTGGTCGAGACTACATCAATCCCGCGATCCGGCCTGTCTTCGACAAGATCGCAGCTAAGGCCTGGAAGGAGGTCACTAAGTAGTGGCAACTATTGACGAGCGGGTAGTCTCGCTCAAGATGAATAACAAGCAGTTCCTGTCTGCAATCAAGGAATCCGCGTCCAGCATGGACCGAATCAAGGAAGCCTTGAAGATGGATGGGGCTGCTGACGGCCTCAGGCGAGTCGGAGAGATCGCTAGGAATACCACTCTTGGTGATCTGGCTCGTTCTGCGGTCGATGCGGCGTCAAACATGTCTGTCATGCAGGGAATTGGTGTCGCTGCACTTGGTGGAATTGGCGCTGCAGCGATCGATGCGGGTAAAACCATCCTTCAGCAGATGGTTCAGCCGGCGATTGACGGTTTCAAGGAATACGAGACTCAGATCAATGCGGTCCAGACTATTCTGGCCAACACCAGTCAAAATGGCACCACTTTGGACCAGGTTAATGCTGCCCTCGACGAGTTGAACAGCTACGCCGACAAGACTATCTACAACTTCACTGAAATGACCAACTCGATTGGTACATTCACGGTTGCTGGTATTGGTCTTGAGGATGCCACCACGGCCGTCAAGGGTTTCTCCAACATGGCTGCCTTGTCTGGAGCGAATGCTCAGCAGGCGGCCGGAGCTACCTACCAGCTTGCTCAGGCTATGAGCGCTGGAAAAGTCCAGCTACAAGACTGGCTTTCCATGGAGCACACCGGTATCGGTGGTAAGCAGTTCCAGGATGCTCTGATCGAGACCTCTCGAATCATGAATACTGGCGTTGACGCGGCTATTGCCAAGCAGGGGAGCTTCCGACAATCCCTACAGGAGGGATGGCTCACATCTGAGGTCATGCTTCAGACGCTGAAGGTTATGACTAATGACCTTTCTGAGGCCCAGATCATGGAGATGGGCTATTCTGAGGAACAGGCCGCTAAGCTTAAGCAGCTTGCACAGAATGCTAGCGACTCGGCTACTCAGATCCGAACCTTCACTCAGATGATCGGCACTTGGCAGGAGGTTCTTGGTTCTGGATGGGCTGAGACCTGGCGAATCATCATCGGTGACTTCGCAGATGCCCAGGTGCTATTCACCTCTGTGGGTAACTGGGTCGGCGACCTTATTGCTGAGATGTCGGATGCTCGAAACTCCTTCCTCAAGACCTGGGCGGCCCTCGGTGGTCGTACCGAGCTCCTTCGAGGTCTTCACAACATCTTCCGAGCCCTTGTGAAGATAATCGGCCAGGTTGTCAGCGCCTTCCGAGACGTCTTCTCCAATGCATCAGCGCAAGGCCTCTTCGATATGACGAAGGCTTTTGCTGATTTCACTGAGAAGCTGATTATCACAGACAACTTTGCCGACAAACTGCAGTGGACCTTCACTGGTCTGTTCTCGATCTTCCACATTCTTTGGACGGTTATCTCTGAAGTCGGCCAGGTCATCTTTACTGTCGCCGCCCACATCATTGGGGCTTTCTTCCCAGCAGTTACAGGTATCAACTCTGGGGTATTCCAGCTCACCAAGGTGCTCGGTAAGGTAATCTTCTGGTTCGATCAGTGGTTTACCAAACTTGACATTGGCGGAAAGATACTCAAGCTGCTTCTCCCACCGATTGACCTCGTTGGTAAGGCGATCAAGTGGGTTGTCGAAGCGATTCATAGCTTCATTATGTGGCTGGACATAGGAGGTAAGGTTACTCGTCTCGGGCAGACCCTTAAGGACCTATCTTCTAAGTTCGGTCTCGTTAAGGAGGCACTCAAGAATTCGGTCGTTGGACAACAGTTCTCCGCTGCGATGACTTCACTCCATAATGGAATCGACAAGGCCAAGAACAAGATCCATGAGTTTGGTCAGAGCGTTGGAAACAAGCTTAAGGCTAAACTAGATGCTGGAAAGACTGCGGTTTCAGACTACTTCAAGGGTTTCTCGCTTGGCGATCTGTCCTCTTCCGAGGTAATCATCTCGAAACTCTCCGAGAAATTCAACGAACTCGGTGAGAAGATGAAGATCGCGGAGAAAGTCCAGTGGCTCAAGGAGAAACTCATTGAGCTGAAGGACGCTCTTGAGGAAGTCTGGCACAAGATTCAAAATAGCAGTGCCTGGGAGAAGCTTGGCTCTACGGCACACGCTGCAGGCCAGAAATTCAAGGAACTGGCTATCTCCTTCCGAGACTGGGTCAACGGACATGGCGATGTCAAGCAGAAGGCCGGGGAAGCTGCTGGGGCAGTTGCTTCGGTCGGGACCGCTACGGCACAGGCCGCCAAGGACGCAGCTGGGGCAGCTAAGCAGAACTTCCTCCTTAAGTGGGCGGAAGACATCAAGCGTATTGCCCAGCAGCTGCATCTTCCCGAGCTCTTCGAGACGATCAAGCAGAAGCTCGTCGAGTTCAAGAACTTCATCAAGCAGCAGTTCGCTCCCGACGTCAAGGGTGCTGCAATGAAGGCCTTCGGCGGGATCGGAGATGCTCTTTCCAAGTCCAATGAGAACCTCAAGTCCTATGACATGGGTAAGATTCTTGTTGGGGCCATTGGTGCCGGAACACTGATCGCATTCACACGATGGATCAACTCCTTCAAGAAGAACTTCGACAAAATCGGAGACGTTGCTGAGAAATTTGGTAATGTTCTCGACCAACTTGGCGGGGTTCTGGAGGGCTTCCAGGAGAGGCTCAAGGCTAAGGCTCTTCTGACGATCGCTATCGCTCTTGGTGTTCTTGCTGGGGCGTTGGTTGTGATGTCTCTTGTGCCTGCGCCGAAGCTTCTGATCACACTTGGTGTGATGAAGATCCTCTTCAACATGCTCAACGACATGATCGAGTCGATGGGTAAGATGGTGGCATTCAAGAAACATGCGCCACTCATTATGGGTCTTCTTATCGCCCTTGGTGCAGCTCTGATTCTCATGGCGGTTGCAGTCAGGATCCTTGCTGGAATGGATGTAAAGGGCGCACTCATTGGTGTAATTTCGATGCAGGTGCTTCTTGGCTCCCTGGCAGAGTTCCTGAAGCAGACAACGCACCTGAAGGGCGTTGAACGCGGAGCAACCTTACTTATGGGCCTGGCGATTGCCTGTATTCTTCTGTCCACAGCAGTCTATATGCTTGGATCTATGAAGCTGGGTACTGCTCTGCAGGGTGTCATTGCTCTGAACCTTATTATTTGGACTTTGGCGGGATTCATGCAGCTAGTGAGCCAGAACCCGTTCATGGCTAAGGGCGCAGGTATCCTTCTTGGATTGGCTGTCTCGGTTAACATCCTGGTCTCAGCAATCTACCTACTGGGATCTATGGACACCGGGCGCCTCATCCAAGGAACAATCGCTGTAACAGTCCTCATTGCGGTACTATCGGTGGCCACCAATGTCGCCGGTAGAGGCGGAGGAAGAGGGGCAGCCGCAATCCTCGCTATGTCGATCGCCATCATGGCTCTTGTCGGAGCGGTATACCTGCTCGGCAGCATGGACATCGTCAAGCTTGCCCAGGGCATGATTGCTCTAGCGGCGGGTCTGGCTATCCTGGTGTTCGCAATGGCTGCAGCCGACACCTTCAAGGAAGGTGCTATCGGTCTGGCTATTGGTTCGATCAGCCTCATGGTGCTCGCGATGGCTATGGAACGCCTCGCTGGACTGAGCTGGATGCAGGTCGCCATCGGCCTTATTGCTCTGGCTGGAGGCTTGATTGTCCTCCTGGCGGCAGCATACGTGGCAGAGATGGTCGCTCCTGGATTGATCATCCTTACGGCGGTACTGCTAGCCTTTGGTTTGGCACTACTTCCGATCTCGATTGGTCTGGCGGCATTCGCGGCGGTCTTAGGTATCTGTGCTACGACTGGTTCGGCGGCATTCCTGGTCCTGACCGAGGGCCTTCAGCAGCTAGGTGCGATCCTACCTCAGCTGGCTATTGACCTGGCTAATGCCATCGCGAACTTCATCATCACGCTTGGTGATAAGGCTCCAGAGCTTGCCGTGGCGATGGCTAAACTGATCGGCGCAATGTGGTATGCCATCATCGAAAACACACCGCTGGTGGTTTCCGCTATCTTCACTCTAATCAGCGCTATCTTGACAGAGATGGATAACCATGCTTATGAGTATGGATCTAAGGGTGCAGATACGGTCGCCAAGTTCATCCAGGGCATTGCTGATAACATGCAGAGTATCGTCAATGCTGGTGCTGATCTGATTGTCAACTTCCTAGATGGAATCGGCAATAATGCTGGTCGAATCATCGATAAGGCCGTTTGGACCATCCTCAAGTTCCTCGAGGGTGTTCGAGACGCAATCAACAACTACTCAGCTAGGTTCCGCCAAGTTGGTAAGGAGATTGCATGGGCCATTATCGATGGTGTTACCGGCGGACTCGCATCCAAGGCCTGGAAGATCGGTTCCGAGCTGGTCCAGGGTGCCAAGAATGGTATCTCTAAGATGAAGAGTTACCTGGGTATTGCTTCTCCTTCTCGACTCATGAAGACTATCGGTGGATTCATGGGCGAGGGTCTCGCTATCGGTATCCGTGCCGAACATGAGAACATCGCTAATGCCAGCGAGGGAATGGGTAAGACCGCCTATGATGCTCTGTCACAGGCACTCGAGGGAGTCAACGAACTCATCGAGGAAGACCCATCCTACAAGCCGGAAGTCAAGCCCGTCCTCAACCTCGAGGAGATGCAGAAGCAGGCAAAGGGTATTAACAACCTAATGCCTGCTATTGGCACCACACTCACAGCAGCGAATGGCGCACGGCCTACAATTCCTGTGGACGCCAAGTTCGATGACAAGAACAGTCAAAATGGCACCACAAACATCACCTTCAACCAGACAAACAACTCGCCAGAGGCCCTTGATGCTGCGGACATCTACCGCAACACCAAGACGCAGCTGGCCATGGCAAAGGACGCGTTGACTGTATGATCACCGAAGTCTCATCTCTCACCAAGGGGGGCGAATCCCTCAATCTTGATCTATTCGACCCCTGGAGCTCCGGTATCGCAGTCAAGGAGATTACCGGTCTTGGCCCAGTCAAGACGGAACTCAGTCTGGAGCGGTATGCGCTGATTGATGGGGCATTCCTGAAGGGGGCGAGGGTGGGGACTCGTAATGTGGTTCTCACCCTCATCCCCGTCGGGGACGATGTTCAGACTGAACGCCGAAAGATTTACAACTTCTTCCCAGTAGGGGAGACAATTACTTTCGGAGTGGTTACCAGTCAGGTGGCCGTCAAGTCCAGCATGATCGTCGAGTCTGTCGAGCCCAACATCTTCTCCGAGAGGCAGGAGATTGGTGTCTCGCTGATCGCTATCGATCCATACTGGCGTTCGAACTCCCCGTCCATCACTGGGCTTGTTGGGTTCAATGATGTTACCCCTCTGTTCCAGTTCCCGTTCAGTTCTGGTGACAACCCGAAGGAGCTCATCTTCGGCGACCTGTCCAACGCCTCTGGTAAGGACATCAACTACCTTGGCGATGCTGAAACTGGTGTCGTCATCACCTTCTCCTTCAATGGTAATGTGTCTAACCTCACGGTGATCAACCAGACCTACGACGAGGCAATGATCATCAACAAGGTTAAGGACTTCTACCGTGGCGAGCAGCTTGTGCTGGATACTCGACCCTCCAAGAAGTCCGTCAAACACATTGCTGGCGGAAAGGAGTCGTTCATCACCGGTGTTCTCGACATCAAGAGCCAGTGGATCAAGCTCCACCCAGGGATCAACACGATCGGGCTTCAGTTTGTCGGGAATCCCAACAACATGGATATCTCTATCGAATACGAGACCTTGTATAGGGGCGTCTAATGCATCTGTTTTACAGAAACCGTCTGGACTGGAAGGACACACGTGAGATTCCAGACGACTTCATCTCACTGAACTGGACCGAGAGGGCTTACGACTTCGGACAGTTCGAGCTGGCGGTCTTCACGACCGACTCAGTGCCTATGTATCGTCTTGGGAACTTCGTCTCTCGAGACGATACAGACACCGTGATGGTGATCGAGACCTGCGCTATTGATCAGCAGAACAACGGTAGCTACAAGCACACCTACTCTGGTCGATCTCTTGAGAGTGTCTACACCTGGAGAGTCCTTGAGCACAAGACCTTCATCAAGCCTGACGCGCAGCAGAAGTTCAATGCTCAGCTGTTTGCGCAGCAGATGGCCAACAACCATCTTGGGGCTGCAGCTGGAGCATCCCGGGCACTGCCTGGGTGGACCTTCCACACAGACCCCGAGGTCAGTGAGTACGCCTATGTGAATGACACGGGACAGAAGCTCCAGGACGGCAAGTGGGTTGTCTGGAACCGGTGTCCCCTTAACGAGCCATTCGGACAGATTCTACAGGCCTGTAAGCCAAATGGATACCCGCTCTACTACAAGGTCACTTGGGAGCAGGGGAATTTCCACACCTATGTCCGTCACCCTCGACTTGTGGAGACTATTGTGCTCTCTGACAAGAACGAGAACTTCACGGACTTCAAGGCCATTTACTCAATTGTCGACTCGAAGAATGTCGTCTATGAGGTCTTCGACTCCGGCGACGTTGAACTGAACGAGAACTGGATTGCTGACGGCACTACGCACCGTAGGGAGCACCGACTACGCTATGGCGATGGTGTGGACCGTCGTGAGGCCCTTTGGGACAATACTCAGGTTCACAAGCCGTACAAGGCTGAGGACTGGAAGGCTCTGACCCCGGCTCAGAAGCAGATGGTCTCTGCCCTGACCGAGATGTGGTACCCTTACTGGGTTCTGGACTCCATGTTCCCGAAGTACAATCCGCTGGGCGTCATGTCCGGTAAGATCGACAACTTCTCGAATGTCGAGTACCGTAAGGGGTTCGTCGTGGGGGATGTCATGTACTACGTGCCCACAAACGGCGGCCAGCCCATTGAGGCCCAGCTCACTGAGATGACGGAAGCTTGGTCCGACAGCGGTTTCACGCAGACGCCTGCCATTTCGATGGCTTCTCGAAACAAGTGGACGGGTGACACATTCCGTCTCAACTACCTACGAAAGGGGCCCGGTATCGTGATCGAGCCTCGAGACGGAGATTTCGCAAATGCCTCTATCTAGTGGATTCTACAATTCAGTTAACGGAGACCGGGTCTACGACGCTGACCAGTTCGGTTCCCTGTTCGACGGTATCATCTCGGACGGCGTGTTCCCGAACGTCGGCGATCACTTCCTGGTGCGTCCCGGTACGAATGAGATGGCCGTCTATGTCGGCTCCGGCAAAGCATGGCTCAACCGTAAGTGGGTTGAGAATACCGCAGATGAGAAGCTGACTATTACCGCAGCCCACGCATCGCTGGATCGTATCGACTCGGTCGTTATCTCGGTTGACAACAACAAAGCAGTCCGTAGTGCCCGTCTTGAGGTGCTCACTGGCACTGCCTCGGGTACTCCTCAGCCTCCGCTGCCTACGGATGTTCCGGGTAAGAAGTACATGGTTCTCGCCAACATCCGAGTCCTCAAGGCTTCTCGCCAGATCTCTCCGGAGCAGGTCTCTTCTCGAGTCGGCTACGGTGGCGCTAACGGGGCTCCTTATATTGGAGGACCCTCGAATACGATCGACCTGACGGCTCTGCAGAACAAGCTCCAGGGCGAGTTCGACACCTGGTTCCAGGCTGTTCGTGATGCACTGACTAAGGCTGGCGGAAACACCGCTACTGAGGTAGCCAACCTGAAGGCTTCCGACACGTCTCAGAACCTGAAGATCTCTAACATCGAGTCTCGGGTTGGTACCAATGAGAGTAAGATCGTCAACATCAACTCGGCGCTGAATAACACCAGCACTCTGTTCCAGATTGCCAGCCGAGGGAATGGCGGGCTCCACAACTCTCTGTTCCGAGGGGGATCACTTGGTAACAATGTGAACCCTTACCTCACGTCGATCCGAAATGGAACATTCGATAACATGTTCCTCGGAGACTACTGGGCCATCAATGGTGTTACTTGGCGTATCGCCGGTTTCGACTACTTCTACGGGATCGGCTACCCCAAGTTCCTGCGGCACCACGTGATCGTCCTTCCGGACCAGCCCCTCTACACGAGCCGGTACAACGACACGAACAACATTCCAACGGCGTTCACCTCGTTCGAGATCGGCCGAACTGGTCTGAACCGAGCCATCTCTACGGTTCAGGGCGCTTTCGGTACGGGTAACGTTCTTCAGCCGCTGACGAAGTTCCCGACCTCATACAACAACCTCTCTCAGATCACTAGCTCAGACTGGCTTGCTCACACGGCGGGTCTCTTGACCGAGGACATGATCTTTGGACGTCAGGCCCTCTCAAGGCACGACTTCCAGCGAGGGGACCTTGCTATCGGACGGTTCCCGATCTTCGAGCTGGCCAAGCAGTACATCGCCTGCGACAGCAACTACTGGACTCGAGACATCGCTACGACGAACTCCTCGATCTATGTGGGTACTGACGCATCGGAGTACACCGCGGCATACACCTCAGAACAGGGCGTCCGTCCTTACTTCGCGATTGGATGACATGCAGCACTTCGGTCTGAACCCAATCCTGGACATGAGCCTGGCGATCGTATTCTCGGTGCTGGGCTCGTCCGGGATCTGGGCATGGATTATGAAGCGCGGGGAAAGGAAGTCAGCCAGTACCCAGCTGCTGCTTGGTATGGCGCATGATCGAATCGTCTATGTCGGAAAGACATATCTTCACCGAGGCTACCTCACGCTCGACGAGTATGAGGACTTTATGAAGTACCTCTACGAGCCCTACTCCCAATTCGGAGGAAATGGGCTTGCCGAGAGGATCGTCGATGAGGTCAAGCGCCTGCCAATTGTCCCCACTCCCAGACCTCCCGCAAAGAGAAAACAAGATGGCTAAGCACCTCAAGGAGAAACATATGACGAACAAGTCCTACGACATCCTCAAGTGGGTTGCCCTGGTTGCCCTGCCGGCTACCTCTGCACTCTACGTCACGCTGGCTGCACTGTGGCACTTCCCCAACCCAACTGAGGTTGCGGGTACGATTGCTGCGATCGACACCTTCCTTGGTGTGCTTCTGGGCGTCAGCTCCAACAAGTACTCGGGGAACCAGACTGGTGGGGCTCTTCACGTCTCTGAGGACCAGGGTATTCACGCCACCTTCGACCAGGGCGTCGGTGAGATGCTTCGGAATGGTAAAGTGACGCTGGATGTCAAGCAGGTCTAAGCGAGAAAAACCTGCACTATATTGAAACCCTAGAAAGGAGCCACTATGAAGAACCCCGACCCTATTCAGCAGACCATCGAGTCAGCTCTGAAGGATGCCGAGCTTCACGATCCTGCCTCGGATGACTACACCACCATTGTTCGCAATGTTGAGACTCTTGCAAAGGCCAAAGCCCTTGGTGAAAGCAAGAAGCTTAGCAAGGACGCAATTCTTGGTGCGGTCACCTCGATGGCCGGTATCTTAGCCGTCCTCCAGTACGAGCGACTTGCTGTCGTCAGCTCGAAGGCATTCGGGCTCATCATGAAGGTTAAGCCCTTCTGAGATTCGTCAGGCCCCCTGTGCTATACGCATGGGGGGCTTGGCTTATCTTTTTGCCGCGTAGAAAACGGAGAGTATAATGAAACCCTGACATAGAAAGGATACTCTCATGAACCTCTCTCCCGCCGCTGCACAGGCCGCCCTCGACTACGCCGAGGAGCTTGCTGCAACTGGACTGAGCTCTACTGAGTACGACCACCTCTATCTCTGATCAAGTTCTAGATCCCGCCATGGGATCTAGGCTTTGCTTTTTTGCTCCGGTGTCCTTTATAGTCACATTAGTCGCATTAGTCACATGCGTCGCAGAATTTACACGGTGTATATTGAAGACCCTTAGAAAGGAACCACAATGTTCACCCTCGCTGCTCTCATTGCCATCCCCTTCGCCCTCCTCAGCACCCTGCTGATCCTCGGCGAAATCTTCGGCAAGAAGACCCGTGAATTCTGATCCCTACTAACCTCACAGCCAACGATCCCGCCATGGGATCTAGGCTTTTCTTTTTTTCGCAGGTATAACTCGGCGTATATTGAAGACCTACGAAAGGAACGCCATGACTGCCATTGCTCTCGCCATTACATCCCTTCTCACTATCTTCTTTGGCATCGCTTACAACGAGCAGAAACTCAAGACCGAACGTTATCGGAAACTGAGTAACGAGCTCTTTAACAAGCTTGTCAAGAAGGACATGGAAGGAACGTTCATGGAGAAGTATGCGGACGAATTCCACTTCAACATGTTCTGAGCCGACTACCCCATTAACTTGGGGTATAGGCTTTCCGCGAGAAAAACTAAGCCTTATATGAGACCCCTCTACTCGAAAGGAACCACCATGGACACCAACGACACCGTCGAGACCAACGACAAGGTCATCGAGTTCAAGTTCAACAAGGACGCTCTCGTTCCCGCTATCAAGCGGAACGCCTCCAAGATCATTGCTGGAGCCGCTGTATTCGCAGCAGGCACCGCTCTGACCCTGATGGCGATCCGTTCGGTACCGGAGATCGAGGAATCCGAAGAGCTTGAGCACGACGACCTTGACGAGATCGACGCCGCCGAGTCCGACTCCGACGACTGACCTCTCACCTATAACCCGACTTGGGTTATAGGCTTTTCTCGAGAAAGGAACACATGGCATGTCATTTGGAGAATGGCTCAGTATATACACCATACTCCTTCTGATTTGGCTGGAGCTTCGAAAAATCAATAAGGAGTCGAAATGAAGTACCTATGGACAGGCTGCATGGCTTTGTTCTTTGCCGCTCTCGGATGGGTGCTCTGGAGTAAGTTCGGAAGTACTCTGCCCGAGAAGGTATTTGGCGAGGTAGTCATTGGAATCTTCGGAGTAGGATTCTGCTCATACATCTTCATGGAACTCGACTACTAGGAGGTACAATGAATGACTGGACTCTTGCGGCTATATGCACACTCCTCATCACGAGCGTACTTATCATCATCGCGCTCGGACTCGGGGTCCTCATCAAGACGGGGCTCGTGGTTGGCCTTGTGGTCCTGTCTGTTCTTGGGGTCGGATTGACTCTGCATCTGTAGTCCGCAAGAAAAACGTGGAGTATATTGAAACCCCTCCGTTTGAAAGGACACATCATGACCCGCATTCTCGTTTCTACCATCAAGACCGTGACCTTCATTCTCGGTATTGTTCTCGCTTCCTGCTTTATTGGCAGGGGTGCGAACAGCCGGATGAAGCACGTTCTTAGTGTGCAGCAGCGATTCATCACGCGTCGTGACAACCGACTCAACCGCTGGTAATCCAGCTCTATACCCCAACATGGGGTATAGGCTTTTCTGAAAGGAGCACATTATGTTGGTTGTATTACTAGGCCCAAGCTGCTCAGGTAAATCCACATTCCAGAAGGAGCTGGTGAAGGATGAAGGATACCATGCAGTCCGCACTGCAACCACCCGACCTAAGCGTATGGGAGAAGACATTTCTTCCTACTACTTCCTCAAAGATCAAAGCTTTGCTGAATGGGAAGTACGGGGCGACCTCCTCTGTGTCGAGACCTTCCGAGGATGGCGGTATGGTGTACCTCGAGAGGAACTGGTTCGCAGTCCATCCCACCCTAACCGAGTCGTCATCCTCACTGTCGGAGGAGTCCTCGAGCTCCTGGGACGACATGCCGACATTATCACAGGAGACGCTCTGTCCGTACTCTACCTTGGTGTTGATGGAGTCACCGCGGAGCATCGCGCTTACCGACGAGGAGACGAACGACGAGAGTACCTCCGACGAATGGCTGCGGACTCAATCGACTTCCGACACTTCCCCAAGGAGAATGGTGTCTGGGAGTTTACGCCGGATTACATCGTGGATTGTATCAATAATCCGCAGAACTGGAAACTGACACCTAAGCTGAAGAAGGTGGAAAGGAAGCACTCATGAGCATCATCTGGTGGACGCTGTATATTCTCGGAGCCCTGACGATCTGCATTCTCTGGACGCAGCTGATGGGGCTCATCGGATACCTCTTCAAGGTCATCAAGAACAAGGAATGGGCGCAGGTCAAGGTTATTCAGGGACCACCTGGGCCTAGGGGCGAACGAGGTGAGCGTGGACCAGAAGGACCTCGAGGCCTTGCTGGTGCGTCCGGGAGCTTCGTATTCAACGACCACGCCAAGGCGACAGTCCAGTCCGTCATGCAAGACATGGGCGTTCTTTCTCGTAAGGACGTAGAGTCTCTTATTCGCATGGAGGTAGCAGCGCATCTTTCCCGACTCGAGGTTTCTCGCACTACATATCCTGATCTCGGTAAGAACAAAATCGAGATTGGTCTCAAGAAGGAGGACAAGTGATCAATGCGAACGGTTGTACGCAATTTATCAAGGCAAACGCGCCGGCGATTCTCACAGCGTCCGCATGCGTTGGGACCGTCGCTACAGCCATCCTCACGGCGAAGTCTACGACGCTCGCGATTGAACGGATCGCCGATTATTGCGAGGATAACCTCCGGTCGCCGGAGGACCTCACCTGGCGGGAGAAGTTCGCAGTATCTTATCGGGTGTACATTCCCCCGGCCATCGCAGGTGTTGCAACTCTGGTATCGATTGTCGCGGCAAACCGTATCCAGTATGCTCGTGGAGCGGCGTTTGCGTTGGCCTACTCGGGTAGCGAGGCAGCGTTTAGACGATATCGCGAGGCGGTGTCGGACGTGGTTAAACCGAAGGACGTACAGAAGATTACGTCCCGCGTTGCAGAGAAATCGGTTCAGGAGGCTGGTAAACCAGTTCCCGGAACTGTACTTGTGGCCTCATCAGGAGATGTTCTGTGCTACGATGTTTTCTCAGGTCGGTATTTCAAGTCAGACATTGAAACCATCCGTCGAGTCGAGAACAACATTAACGGACAGCTCAACTCAGAGTGCTACGCTTCCCTTAACGAGTTCTATGCCGGACTTGGTCTTCCGCCAATTGCCGCCGGTGAGCTCGTTGGATGGTCTGATCCCAACGCCCTCTCGGTAGAGTTCGGATCTCTCCTTACCGAGAAGGGGGAGCCTGTCCTAACTATCGATTTCTTGGTCGCCCCCAAGGAAAACTACTTCAAGATCAACTGAAAGGAAACCAACATATGTTCACCCACGTTATCCGAGTCCAGGGCTTCTTCGACGACGAGCCCACCACCAAGAAGCTCTACTTCAACCTCTCCCGTCGAGAGATCTTCGAGTTCATCAGCCGGTACGAGGGCGTCAAGTCCTTCGAGCAGATGCTCAAGGTGGCTACGGACAATGAAGACCGCCTCACGATGATTCGGTACATCGACGACCTTGTAGGGTCCGCCTATGGTGAGCGCCAGGGCGATCGATTCGTCAAGAATGACGTCATCAAGGAGTCCTTCCTCAACAGCCCCGAGTATGAGGCATTCTTCGAGGAGCTCATGGAGAAGCCCCATGTCGTCAAGGCATTCTATGACGGCATCATGCCTGCCAGCGTCATCAAGTCCGTGATGAACGACCCCAAGTACAAGCAGCTTGAGGAAGAGGCGAAGAAGGAAGAGATCGACAAGCTCTGATATATTTGGGGGCCCTGGAGAAATCTGGGGCCCCCATCGCTTTCGAAAGGAGCCACCTTGGCTAACGCACCCATTCGCCCGAATCTACCCTCGAATAGTAAGACCACTGAGCGCAAGAAGATCGAGCAGGTCACTTCCACACCCGCAACTAAGAAGAAGCAGAGCTTCGGGACAAAGGCCGTAGCGGCTTTCGTCGGAGAGGATATTGAGAATGTTGGCCAGTATCTACTTTACGACGTTGCGATCCCAGCTATTAAGAACACTCTCTCGGACCTCGTTTCGCAAGGGGTGGAGCGTCTCCTCTTCGGAGAGTCTGCGCCTCGCTCACGCAGCGGATCTTCAGGACCCCGAGTCTCCTACGGCTCGTACTCTAGACCGGGCATGGCGCCAGGCAACCGACGAGATGCTTCTCCTCGCACCCGTCGCTACCATGATTTCTCGGAGATTGAGCTTGAGTCCAGAGACGAGGCTTATCTCGTTATCGACCGACTCGGAGACCTCATCGAGGAATACGGTCTTGCCACCGTTGCGGACCTGTACGACTTGTGCGGAATCACTACCGAATACACTGACGAGAACTGGGGCTGGACTTCGGCCCGGTACATGTCGGTAATCCGTAGCCGACGAGGCTACATGCTGCAACTTCCCAAACCTGACCACATCAATGCACGATGAATCCTCAGCAAGTGCGGCTTGAGCTTATCGCCGCCTATCCATATTCAGACAAGTGGCGTCGCCGTGTTGAACGCATGGAAGACGACCAGGCAATCGCTATCTATCTTCGACTCAAGAAAGCAGGACGTATCAAATGAATCTCGGAATCGTTACTCGCTTCGTCGGACGCGCTGGGCTGGTGCTCAGTAAGCACGCCCCGACAATCCTGACCGCCGCTGGCACTGCCGGCTTTATCGGTACCACCGTTCTCGCCTCCAAGGCCACCCTCAAGGTGGAGGAGACCATTTCTGAGGAGACTGCTCTCCTCGTCAAGGTCCACGAGGCTCACGAGGCCGGCAAGCTCTCGGACAAGGATGCCACTCGCGACAAGGTGGTCCTCTACTCCCGAATGGGTACCAAGCTGGCCAAGCTTTATGCCCCCGCCCTGATTCTTGGGGCGGCCTCTATTGTATCGCTGGCTACTGGCCACGGGATCATGCTTAAGCGGAATGCCTCCCTTGCTGCGGCGTATGCGGCTGTCGACCAGGCATTCAAGACCTACAAGAAGAAGATCGAGTCTAAGTTCGGTAAGGAGGCCGTGCTCGACGCGCTGGTCTCCACTCCTCAGGAGGACCTCACCAAGGACGAGATGACCCTCGAGGCGGTCACTGCCGTCGATGGTGTCTCTCCTTACGGTGTTATCTTCGACGAGGACAACATCAACTGGTCCGCTGACGAGGATCTCGCCAAGCTTCACCTGGACTGCCAGCAGCAGTACGCAAATGACATTCTCCAGACTCGTGGGCACATCTTCCTCAACGAGGTATACAAGATGCTCGGGTTCCCACACACTCCCGCTGGTGCTGTGACTGGCTGGGTCAAGGGTCAGGGCGATGACTTCGTCGACTTCAACATCTTCGACGGGATGTTCGAGGGTGAGGACAAGAATGGACGTACCGTTACCAAGTGGGCCCTGGACTTCAATGTCGACGGCGTGATGTGGGACAAGATCTGAGGCGCATATGCTTGATCGAGTTATCGCATTTGGAGCCGGAGTTGTCGCCGGCGGAGTGGGCGTATATGTCGTACTTGCTCGCAAGTTCGAGAGAGACTTCCAGGAAGCAACAATCGAGATCAACAAGGAGCTGGCTGAAATTGCTGAAGCGAAGCACAAAGAGAAGGTGGGAGAGGATCCTGATTCAGAGGGTTGTGAACCAGAACCTGGACCAGTGGTACAGGACGCTGTTGTGGATTACTCTCCGAGTCCTGTGGACGATTCCGACCAGGAGGAAGTAGCCAAGCGTACTCTCGATAGGCAGCACTTTGAGGCCTATCAGATCACCGAGAAGGAGTACAATGCTCCTAATGCACAGGAGCATGTCGAGCTTACCTACTACATGGAGGATGACGTATTCGCCGACAATCGAGGCATCCCCCTTGCGAACACATCGTGGTTCGATAACATCATCTCGGGTGTGTCGGCATCCGATTCCATCATCTACGTCCGAAGCATGAGCCGCCACGCGGACTTTGAGATCACTCTCATTGACGAGTCTTATGAGCATTCTGTCCTCGGAGTTGAGCCCTACGAGGATGAGTAATGATCGAGGCAGCACCGGATAACTCATATTTCGAGTGGCTTGTGGATCGGACAGGGGATACTCGCAAGGCTGAGTCCCCTGAGGAATCCTACATGAGCCTGCTCGAGATCATGCACCAGACGCCGTTCAAGGTGACGATCGCGAACGACATCAACCGTGCACTTGATGGGATCGAGCTACGCAAGGCATTTACTCGGGACAACCCTGATGTGTCCTATGTGTGGCTAAACGAGCAGGAATGCTCTATGCTCGAGATGTTCATCGCTTTGGCCGAGCGTATGGACATGATGCTCGAGGATGATGATACACCATATTCCCTGGAATGGTACTTCTGGGAGATGGTGAAGAACTGTGGCCTCTACGACTACACGGATGAGGCGCTGTTCAACCCCCGCCACGAGGAAGAAGTCGAATCCATCCTCGAGCGGATCAATGCACGGGACTACACGAAGATGGGGCACGGATCCATGTTCCCGCTTCGGGCTATTCCCCTGCATGGCGCACGTGATATGCGGAAGGCGGAGATCTGGGCCCAGATGAATGCCTACGCAAACGAAAACTATATGTAAAGGAGACTCATGGATTTCTACCGAATCTGCGAGCGTACCACTAAAAGTGGAAAGGTGGAAATCTACCCTGAGTTCCTCGTCGGGAGATCGAGGGATATTCTCATTCAGGGGCGAGACTTCCAAGCCATATGGGATGAGGAGAAGGGGCTCTGGTCTACAGACGAGTTTGACGTCGCTACGTTTGTAGACCGGTCCCTCTTCGAGCACCAGAAGAAACTTAACGGCCAACTAGAGACCGTTGTGAAACCCCTGTCCAACTACAGCAACGGACTGTGGACCAGCTTCCAGACATGGAAGTCCAGGCTACCTGACAATGGCCAGGAGCTTAACTCCAAACTCATATTTGCGGACAGTACTCCTAGAAAGGAAGACTATGCCACCGCAAGGCTCCCGTATTCCCTCGAGGAAGGTTCACCGGACGCTTGGGGAACTCTCATTGGAACGCTATATGATGAGGATGCTCGGCGAAAGCTCGAGTGGATCATCGGCTCCATTGTGGCTGGAGACTCTAAGAGGATTCAGAAATTTGCCGTCTTGTATGGTCCCCCTGGATCTGGAAAGTCGACAGTCCTCAATATTCTGGAGCTCCTATTCCAAGGATACACAACTACGTTTGATGCAGGAGCTCTTGGGTCCCGAAGCGATCAATTCTCAACCTCTTCTCTCGGTAAGAGTTCGCTCGTGGCTATCGACCAAGATGGGGACCTATCGAGGATTGAGTCTAATGGGCTTCTTAACAGTGCCGTGGCACATGAGACCATTCTCATCAACGAGAAGGGGGTCAAACGCTACCCTAAGAGAATCAATGCAATATTATTTATCGGCACTAACAAACCGGTTAAGATCACTGATTCCAAGTCGGGGTTAATTCGACGACTGATTGATATCTCCCCCACAGGAGAAACAGTCCCCGTCGATGAGTATCAGACCTTGATGACCCAGATCAAGGACGAACTAGGTAAGATCGCAAACCATTGCCTCGGGGTTTATAGGAGTCTTGGTAGACACTACTATGACAACTATAAGCCCCAGGACATGATGCTCAAGACGAATGTGCTCTACAACTTCGTTGAGGAGAACTACCTCCTCTTCAAGACAGAAGAGTATATTCCGCTCACAATGGCATACAAGCTGTATAAGGAGTACTGTAGTGAGAGTAATATCCCGTATCCGAAAAGCCGATATATCTTCCGCGAAGAGCTCAAAGACTATTTTGATCACTTCGCTGAGCGACGACTGGTTGGGAGCGATAGACTACGCAATGTCTATTCCGGCTTCCGGCATTACCTACTGGATACTCCCGAACTCGAAGCTTCTCCAGAGGAGCCGTATTCACTCGACCTGGACTGTTCCGAATCCATACTCGATGGGGTTCTCAAGGACGCCCCGGCACAGCAGGCAGGTCCTGGTGGGACCCCACAGTTCCGATGGGCAAACGTTAGAACCACTCTTAGTGAGATAGACACTCACGAGGTTCACTACGTCAAGGTTCCGGAGAACCATATTGTCATCGACTTCGATATCAAGGTCGATGGTAAGAAGGATCTCAACCGAAACCTTCAGGAAGCCTCGAAGTGGCCTCCGACGTATGCTGAGATAAGCCAGGGCGGAAACGGTGTCCATCTCCACTATATTTACGATGGAGACACAACTGAACTGGCGAGACTCTATGACGAGGACATTGAGATCAAGGTCTTCACAGGGGATTCCTCTCTGAGGCGGAAGGTATCTCACTGCAACAACATCCCGGTAGCTCATATTTCGGAGGGGTTGCCACTTAAGGAGCGCAAAGTGATAAACAAGACCACCATGTCGAACGAGAAGAAGCTACGAGATCTGATCGAGAGGAATCTTCGTAAGGAGATCCATCCCTCGACCAAGCCCTCGGTTGACTTCATCGCCAAGATCCTCCGAGACGCCCAGGATCAGAACATGATCTACGACGTCAAGGATCTGAAGCCGCGTATTCTCGCATTCGCCATGAACTCGACGCATCAGGCAGATGCAGCCATCAAGACTGTGATGGAGATGCCGTTCACTAATGAGGATCCTGAGGAGAAAGTCGTTGGATTCCCGTCAGGCGAACTGGTATTCTTCGATGTCGAGGTCTTCCCGAACCTGTTCCTTGTGAACTGGAAGGTGATGGGTATTCCAACCGTACATCGGATGATTAACCCCACCCCCGAGGAGATCGAAGCCCTCTGTGAGATGCGTCTTGTCGGGTTCAACTGCCGCAAGTATGACAACCATATTCTCTATGCTCGTACGCTAGGCTTCAACAACGCCAAGCTGTATGACTTGAGTAAGAGGATCATCGAGAACAGCGTCACCGCTGGGTTCATAGAGGCTTACAACCTGTCCTATACTGATGTGTACGACTTCGCAGCCACCAAGATGTCTCTTAAGAAGTGGGAGATTGAGCTTGGGCTGCATCACCAGGAGCTTGGCCTTCCCTGGGACGAGAATGTTCCAGAGGAGCGCTGGGAAGAGGTGGCGGAGTACTGTGATAACGATGTTATCGCAACCGAGGAGGTCTTCAAGCACCTTCATGCGGACTGGCAGGCCCGGCTTATGCTTGCCAAGCTGTCTGGTTTGACGCCGAATGACACGACGAACAAGCATAGTCAGTTCATTATCTTCGGGAAGAACAGGAACCCCCAGAGTGAATTCGTATACACCGATCTCTCACAGCAATTTCCTGGCTATCAGTACTCTTTCGGTAAGTCTACCTACCGCGGCGAAGAAGTGGGCGAAGGAGGATACGTCGACGGCGAGGAAGGGATCTATGTCGACGTCGCTCTTCTCGACGTTGCGAGCATGCATCCCACTTCAATCGAGTGTCTCAACCTCTTCGGAGATCGATACACTAAGCGTTTCAGCGAGATCAAGCAGGCCAGAGTAGCGATTAAGCACCACGATGACAAAACTGCCCGAGCACTGCTCGATGGGGCTCTGGTCCCCTTCTTGGAGGAAGGCGTCGATTACGAGGCACTGGCCTTCGCACTCAAGATCGTCATCAACTCCGTGTACGGCCTCACTGCGGCAAAGTTTGCCAATCCGTTTAAGGACCCGCGGAACGTGGACAATATTGTTGCGAAGAGAGGTGCGCTATTCATGGTAGACCTCAAGCACTTCGTCCAGGAGCAGGGCTTCGACGTTGCGCACATCAAGACCGACTCGATCAAGATCCCGAGGGCCACTCCCGAGATCATCGAGAAGGTCATGGAGTTCGGAAAGAAGTACGGCTACACCTTCGAGCACGAGGCTACTTACGACCGTATGTGTCTCGTGAATAAGGCCGTCTATGTCAGTTACTGTGACGGACACTGGAGTGCCACTGGTGCCCAGTTCCAGCACCCCTACGTCTTCAAGGAGCTCTTCTCGAAGGAGGAGCTTGATATCAAGGACGTGGCGGAAACCAAGAGCGTTACCACCGCTCTGTACCTCAACAATGGAACAGAAGAGAACCCTGAGATGGAGTTCGTCGGTAAGACCGGCGCCTTCGTCCCCGTGAACCGTGGAGGCGGGATCCTTCTCCGCGAGAAAGATGGCAAATACCATGCCGCATCAGGCAGTACCGGTTACCGGTGGGTACAGTTCGAGTCGTTCAAGGAAGCTCATCCGGACGACTGGAAGGAATGGATCGACTGGAGTTACTTCGAGGGTCTTGCTGAGTCTGCGAAGGCTGCGATCAGCGAGTACGGTGACTTCGAGGCCTTCACCCTTGGAGCTTGAGCCCTACGATTGGAGCCTTGGTACAGATGGCTGAGCACGTGAACCGCTGGGACCCGTACAATGAGATCTCACTTGAGGACCGAGACCCAGTATTCGATGACCCGATCATCTACGGAACCCACGTCAAGACCGTTACCTTGACTGTGTATTCTCCGGATGGTCGTGTCCAGAAGTATTGGAATGCCCGGATCCTCAAGGACCTCCTGGGGTATGTTCGAATCGCATGCCCTCGAGATGGGAAGATCCTGAAGTTCAACTGGATGGACTGGACCGCATATTTCTTCACAAGCCACGGGTTGAGCGAGCTCGTCATGATGCCCGACTCTTCCCGTAAGACTGTCACTCAGCTTCATAAGGAGGTGAACTAATATGTGCGGACGCTGGACCTGGGTTCACATCTTCGGCGGTCTCTGGTACCGTATGTGGGTACAGGACGCTGGATGTGGACGTCCCAACTGGACCTGATCATATTTCAACAACTCTAGGAGGAAGCAACATGCTTTGGAACCGTATTCGCTGGTACTACTACGAGCGGGTCTTCATGGGATACAACCCCCACTACTGCCCGTTCAACACCATCTGCCAGTGATGTGAGAAACCCCCGGGTCTGTAAAAGGGCCCGGGGGTCGCGTCGGAAACGTAGGGTATTATGAAGACCCTACTCTGAAAGGACACATCATGAACCCGATTGCTACTCTCGTCACTCGTGTGATTGTTGAGACCTGCTCCGGTATGGTCATCACCCGCGCTCTCAAGCCTATTGTTAACTCTGCGAGCGGCCTTACAAAGGTTGCTCTGTGGGTTGGCTCGTTTGGCCTGAGTATGGCAGGTGGTGCCCTTGCCGCGAACGGCGTCATCACATCCATCAATGACGGACTGAAGCTCGGTGATGAAATCGTCGACTCAGACGACTGATCTCACGCTTATACCCCACTAACCTGGGGTATAGGCTTTTCTCAAAGGAGCACACATGGGAAAGCTTATTGCACACGAGAACCGAATCACAATCGATGGAGATTTCCTCTCGCTTGAGGACTGTTTCGAGGCCTTCCGTCGAAGTATTGAGTACGCCGACAGCCACGGCATTGACGACACCCTCGTCATCTCCAACTCGATCGACACGGTTGAGTTCCAGAGGGCAAACGGCAACAGTGTTCTCGTGACGTACGACGACGTCCACAAGGTTATGATCATGCGGATCTTCCTCAATGAGGGGGATGTGGTGATCAAGCCCATCTATATTTACAACCACAGTGACTACCAGGTGGCCTGCAACTTCATGCGGTCAGTTCTCGGTGGCAATCTCGATCTCAAGAAGGAGTGGCTTGCATGAGCAAAAAGAACCCTAGCGCAGTTGACGGATTCGACCTGAATGGCAATGTTATTGAGGAGGCCAAGGAGTTCGACGGCGTCCTCCTTGAGGACTGGGTGAACCAGCGGAGCCCACTCAAGCCTTCTTGGGTCGGACGATACAGCGACCAGATGCACTTCGACCTCCAGGATGGTACTGAGGTCAGCTTCTACAAGCATCCTAACGTAATCTATGCGGACATCCTCTTCTCAGGGGGTGGGATCCGTACCATTCTCTTCAAGTGCCGGCAGAAGAAGAACCTCACCCGGTTCATCAGTCGAGTACTAAAGCTGGCCACAATGGGCCCATCCTCAGTCCACCCCGATCTTCGAGTTGACAACTAAGGAGCACACAATGGCACGACTGAACAACATTACTATCGAGAACGCCCGTATCTTCTTCAAGGACTTCTCTGCCTCAGGTCCTTTCGCCGGTGGTACCAAGCGCACCTTCTGTGTTGAGATCCCGGAGGACATGGTCGAGAACCTGCAGCGAGACGGCTGGAACGTCAAATCACGGGAGTATCGGAATGACCCGGATGCTGTGACTTGGTACATCAAGGTCGAGGCATCTTACCGCGCACGTCCTCCGAAGATTGTTTGCATCCCAAACCTGACTCGTCGGAAGGTCTACATCAACGAGCAGACGATTGACTCACTGGACTATGTCGAGATTCTGAACGTGGATCTCACAATTAATCCCTATGTCTGGGAGGCAAACGGCAACACCGGTGTCAAGGCATATTTGGGGACCATGTATGTCACGATCGCCGAAGACCCGCTTGATGCAAAGTACGCCGATGAGGAGGAGGCTGCCTGATGCAGATCAATGGTGAGGAGCTGTACAAGATCTGGACGGCCTGGCCCGAGACCGAGGACCGGTTTGTTATTCAGTATGAGACCTGGTGGGGGGAGGAGCAGTATCTCAATGTTCTAGATATGACCCCCTGTGCTCATGACGACATGGTGTATGAGATCATCTGCCATACAAACAAGTTCCGCAAAGCTCGGCGCTTCATTCCTAAGACAAAGGAGTTCGAGATTACTGAACCCGGACGATTCACTACGGAGGCTTGGTAAAATGCGACGCTACGGATTCTTCAACTTCCTGTTCGACGTCTTTATGACTAGCGTGACGGGAGGATTCTGGCTCATCTGGGTGTTTATCCGAGAGATGCGCCGAGGCTGATTTTATACCCCCGGGGTCTGTAAAAGGGCCCCGGGGTTCGCCTATAGAAAGGACACACAAATGGCGAGCCGACTTATTGTTACTGCTGACGATATCCGAAAGGCCGTGGCAGAGGCCGATGCTGAGGAAGCAAAGGCTCTTGCTATCGCTCGAGCAAAGGACCGAGCTGAGGGAAAGACCCCTCGTACTGAGCTGTTTCCCGACAGGCCAAAGCTCTCGGGCAAGGATATTGTCCTGGCCTTCATCAAGCACCCCCAACGGCGTGAGCTCCGTGCTCATGTCAAGGTGATGCCCCGTACCTCTGGGGGTGGAGGGAACGGCTACAACTTCCTTGTAAGTATTCCCATGGTTCGGAACCGTGAACTCGCTGATGAGTTCGCTGAGCAGTTTGCCAGGTTCATGGACTACCTCCTCGACGAGTATGATATTCCTAAGCGACAGCGAAAGGCTGAGAACAAGTGAGCGACTGGAAGATTGAGAAGGGTCCTGTCCCCCTCGACGAGATCGAGGCTCGTGTCATTGATATGCGGGATGCCCGAAACCGGGGTATGTTCCCAACTCTAGTGCATCGTGAGCGTACACACTACATTACCGACGTACTCCCCTCTTTTGAGGGTAAGCGCCGGCTAGTGACTATCGATGGCGAGGGACGAAGCAAGTTGTTTGACGTTTCAGACCCCCTTGTCTTCGATGGTAAGGTTCTCCGTCTTGCTGATGAATTCGTCGAGATGAAGTGGGAGGAGTACTACAGCTACTGGCGGAACCTCGGTACCCGTCCTGACGTCATTGACTGGGGCGGTGAGGCTTATATCGTCTACTCGATCACCAAGATCACTGGTGATGACTCGCTATATCTCACTATTGGATCCAAGCCCGACGAGAGGATCATGATCCAGCTCAATAAGGACACTGTTATCACTCGGGATCATACTAGGCTATCCGGCAAGCCCAAGTGGATTGTCGAGTTTGCCAAGCAGCTTTCTTACCAGACGAAGTGGGACTGAAATGGAACTGAATGATCTCGGATTCTACAAGAAGCCACGGGCTATTCGGGGGCTTAAGTTCCTGTCTCATATCACTGAGACTCGAAATAGCGGGAACCGAATGCCGGTATATTTCCCACTTAAGGGTACCATTGACGTCATTGACTACCGGATCGACTTCAATGACCCCTTTGACAACTCGGTGAGGTTTCTTACCGAATGGGGGAAGAATGACATCTGGCTGGATGATATCGACGAATGGGAATTCGTCCAGTACCGTCCGAACACGCAATGGACCGCAGTCAAACTTGAAGAGGAAGACTATATGATCCCCATTATCACTGAAACCATCCCGGCTCGGACATATTTCAAGCTGCTTCAGGGCTCAATCGACGGGAAGAACTACTTCTGCGTCATGATTGAGGGTGGCAACGGGGATATTTTCGAGGCGACTAGTGTCGAGGTCGAGGATAATAACGCCCTGGTCCATGTCGGGCCAAATGATAAGCGAATTGAGAACGTCATCTTCACCAACATCGACGACCTCAGCTTCGAGTACACCACAACCCCTGATGGAAAGCGGGGGTACTACCGCCATATTCGGAAAGGAAACCCCATGCCTGAAACAGTACTAGCCCCGATTGACTTCCAGGACCACTACATCAAGAACACCTTTGACAATCTGAAGGAGACGGCGGTCTTGTATGACGAGCAGTTCTACACCGTTCTTGGTATGAGGACCGACCTTGCGAAGCCCGGTAACTACACTCTATATCTCATGCGGTGGGCATTCAACACCATCCGCAAGGTAGAGATCGCCCCGAATCAGAGGTTCATCTACCAGAAGAACTCCAACTCCTGGCTTGTGGACCCGGTTGAGGCTCTGTATACCGACTTCACCGACGTCAAGGAACAGCTCCGTGCTGAGGGCGTCAAGAAGGTTGTGGTCGCTGGGGTCGAGAAGGAGCTGAAGCGAGTCTCTGAGATCTCGGCCGGCATTCTTCACCTGGTATTTGAGTACGAGGGTGAGACTGAGCACTTCTACTCGACGAAGAACACTCGCCTTCGGGTTCGTGAGGGGAAGATCGCTACTGAGTATCTTCTGGACCACGTCAAGAGGATGCACGTGTGACTGAGGAATGGTATGATGCTCCCGCCCCTTATGAAGGATACCAGGTGTCCTCGTATGGGCGGATTCGGAATGCAAGGACTCAGCAGATCAAGAAGATCACCAGAGATCATCGCGGTTCTCCTCGTGTGAGCATGTTTATCAACGGACAGACATATTCACACAGGGCTCACCATGTTGTCTGGCACACCTTCCACGGATCCATTCCAGACAAGCACTACATCATGCCCAAGGACGGAGACTGGGAGAACATCGCCCCCAAGAACCTTGAGTGCATCCCCGTCAAGACGATGCGCACTCGGCAGTGGGAGGCGTACAACCAGCGCATGGACGAGATATTTGAGGAGATGCAGAGGCTGATCTATGGCTGAGGAATGGAAGACACTGGCCTATCCACTCAACAAGTACGAGGTATCCGACTTGGGGAGGGTTAGGAACAAGAACTCCGGTATATTTCTGACCCCGTACCGTGACAAGAAGACCTGGTCCTACCGACTGTATCCGGTTGGCAGGAAGAAGCAAGTCAAGCGATCTGCCGCTAAGCTTGTGTGGGAGGGCTTCATCGGACCAGTTCCTCGTGGGTGGTTTGTCCAGTTCAAGGACAAGAACAGACGGAACCTCGCTCTTAAGAATCTCTACCTCAAGAGCAGCTCCGACTTCCGTAAGGAGGAGTATGCTGAGGGAAGGTCAGCTCTTCTTCTCGATCAGTACGAGTCCGAGTTCGACGAGTGGATCTTCCCTCACGGAGCCTAGAAAGGAGAACAGATGACAGTTGAGTACCGTCCTGAGCAGATCCAGGCGGTGCGTCAACTGCGAAACGGCAGCATCTTGGCTGGTGGCGTTGGTTCAGGGAAGACCCTGACAAGCTTGGCGTGGTATCTCACGTCGATTTGTAACGCCGCCTCGTTCGAGAAAGGGGGGTCCTTGGCTAAGAAAGTGGTCAAGGGCTCCCCTACGCTGTACGTCATCACAACCGCTAAGAAGCGGGACTCCCTTGAGTGGGAGGAAGAAGCTGCGTGTCTCGGTCTGAGTACAGATCCTGCATGTTCTTTCACTGGTTCATCCCTTGTGGTGGACTCGTGGAACAACATCGGGAAGTACTCGGACCGGGAACATGCAGTATTCTTTTTTGACGAACAGCGGGCTTCCGGCAGTGGGCGCTGGGTCAAGGAGTTCCTCAAGATAGCTAAGAAGAACACCTGGATCATGCTCTCAGCTACCCCTGGGGATGTCTGGTTGGACTACCTCCCGGTATTTATGGCGCATGGATTCTATCGGACTCGTACAGAGTTCATGGATGACCACGTCATATTTGACAGATTCGCAAAATACCCCAAGGTCAAACGATACATAGGGGAGGCGAAGCTGCAGAGACTGCGCCGGAGTATCCTTGTGGAGATGCCGGTGGAGCGTCATACGACTCGGGTGAGGAAACGTATCCCCTGTGAGTATGACAGAGAGCTTTACAAGCGAGTCGTGAAGACTCGTATGGATCCTTGGACGAACGAACCCCTTAGAGACGCAGGTGGGGTCTGCAGAACCCTGAGAAAGGTGGTCAGTGACAATGACTGGCGTTCAGACAAAGCCCTCCGCTTACTCGCAAGCCATGAGAGGACTATCGTATTCTACAACTACGACTATGAACTCGAGCGAATCCTTGCAGTTGCATCTCGCCTTGGACTGCCTACGGCGCAATGGAATGGACATAGGCACGATGCTATTCCAGGAGGAGACCGATGGATCTATATCTGTCAGTACACCTCGGCAGCAGAGGGATGGAACTGTACTAGTACCGATACGGTTCTCTTCTGGTCCTACAACTATTCCTGGCGAGTGACAGAGCAGTGTGAGGGGCGGATTGATCGACTGAATACGCCTTACAGGGAGTTGAAATACTACTTCCTTGAGTCGGATTCTTCGATCGATCAGGCGGTGAAACGTTCGCTGAAGGCGAAAAAAGTCTTCAATGAGAGGGCGTTCGCCTTGAAGCGAGAGAGTTAGTGGCCACTTCTGGCCACTTTCAAATGTTACAGATGTGACAGATGTGACTCAAAAGCGGGTGGTGGCCAAAAAAGTGGCCACCCCTAAAAACCCGACCCCCACTTTTCCTTGGAATTGCAACGAAAAGTCGGGGTGGCCATTTTTTGTGAAATAATATACTTGATTGATGATGATGATTTTTTTAATATATATAGTATAGGGTTTTTCACAAATTTTTGACCACCCTCTTATTTGAGTATATTTGATGATGTTTGATAATGTTCATCGATCGAATTTTCACATCAGTCACATCTGTAACAAACCCCGCCCCATTTCGAACCACCCGGGTCTCTAACTGGTGTCCCTGACCCATGTCGCGATCTCGGCATATAATGAATAGAAGGAATAGATAAAGCTTATCCCTTCTTATAGGCTTACCCAGAGGAGCACAACTATGCGTGAGTCTCAGTTTCAAGCTCAGCTAATCAAGAAGCTGAGTAAGATGCTGCCCGGGTGTATCGTTCTCAAGAACGACCCCAACTACATTCAAGGGATCCCCGATCTCATCATCCTCCACAAGGATAAGTGGGCGGCCCTTGAAGTGAAGCGAGGCGAGTACGCCTCAGTCCGTCCGAACCAAGCACATTATGTTCGGACCATGCACGCAATGTCGTATGCAGCATTCATCTACCCCGAGAATGAGAGCGAGATTCTAGATGAACTTCAACGATCACTCTGCGCTTAATGGCGCCCATGCTTTTCTCTCCGCCAGTAAGTATCACTGGCTCAACTACTCACCCGAGAAGTTGATCGAGTCCTTCCGGACATCCCAGGCCGCAGCAAAAGGCACCCGTCTTCACGAGCTCGCTGCAGAGCACATTCGTTTGAAGATGCGCATGCCCCGAAACAAGGTGACATTCAACAACTATGTTAACGATGCTATTGGGTTTCGGATGGAGCCGGAGCAAGTCCTGTTTTACTCGGTCAACTGCTTTGGCACTGCTGACGCTATCTCCTTTGACAAGGGGCTACTTCGCATCCACGATCTGAAGACCGGGGTGACCCCCGCCAAGATTGATCAGCTCATGATCTACGCCGCTCTCTTCTGTCTTGAGTATGATGTGCGCCCCGGCGAGATCAATTACGAGCTCCGGATCTATCAGAACGACGATATTCTGATCGCAAACCCCGAGGGCGATGAAATCTCCCCCATCATGGGAACAATCATCAGCTTCGACAAGATAATCGAGAAGATTAAGGAGGAGGAAGCCTAATATGACGGATTTGGCCCACTACGGCGTAAAGCGCAAGAGCGGCCGTTATCCCTGGGGCTCTGGAAAAGACCCCCACCAGCATTCTGGCGACCTCCTGTCGACTATCAAGGACCTCAAGGCCAAGGGTCTCAGTGAGACTGAGATCGCCAAGGGTCTTGGGATGACCACCACCCAGCTTCGAGCCCAGAAATCCATTGCTAAGAACGAGAAGCGTAAGGCTGATGTTGCAATGGTGGCCCGACTGAAGGAAAAGGGGATGTCCAACACGGCTATCGGCCGTCGGATGGGCATTAACGAGTCCTCCGTCCGAGCTCTTTTAGACCCCACCCTCAAAGAAAGGGCGGGGAGTACTGAAGCGCTAGCCAAAGCTCTCAAGAAAGAGGTTGGCAAGGATGGTCTGGTAGATGTCGGTCTCGGTGTTGAGGTCAATCTTGGCGTCACGGGTACGAAGCTCAAGACGGCGACCGCAATGCTGGAGGCTGAGGGCTATCATGTCCACAAGGTAAAAGTTACCCAGCAGACAACCGGCAAGCAGACCGAAATGAAGGTCCTGGTTCCTCCGGGAATGGACTACAAGACGGTTCTTGCTAAGCGGGGCGAGATCAAGGCCCCCGGTGTTAGCGTCGAAGACGGTGGTCGTACCGTGTACGGCATCGAGAAGCCCACCGCTATTTCAAGCAAGCGGGTCAAGGTTCGCTATGGACCTGAGGGTGGTGCTGATATGGACGGCGTAATTGAGGTTAGACGAGGAGTCAAAGACCTCTCCCTCGGTTCTTCGAGTTATGCTCAGGTTCGCATCTCTGTTGATGGTACCCACTACCTCAAGGGCATGGCAATGTACTCGGATGACATTCCTAAGGGATATGATCTCCGGTTCAATACTAACAAGAAGCCCACAGGGAATAAGCTGGACGCCCTCAAGCCACAGACTGGAGACCCAGCAAACCCATTCGGTTCCGTCATTCGTCAACAGCTTCACTATACCGACAAGAACGGTAAGAAAAAGCTGTCTGCAATGAACATCGTCAACGATGAAGGTACATGGGGCGATTGGTCCAAGACCTTGAGCTCCCAGTTCCTATCAAAGCAGCCCGTCTCTCTTGCCAAGCAGCAGTTGCAGAAGGTTCGAGAAAAGCGTAAGGCTGAGTTCGAAGAGATCATGGCTCTTACAAATCCTTCCGTCAAGAAGAAGCTGCTGCAGTCTTTCGCAGACTCAGTGGATTCAGACGCTGTGGATCTTAAGGCAGCATCCCTTCCTCGGCAGGCCAGCCAGGTAATTCTTCCAGTTCCAAAGATGAAGACTACGGAGGTTTACGCCCCCAACTTCAAACATGGGGAGAAGGTTGTCCTGGTTCGTCACCCTCATGGTGGACGATTCGAGATTCCTGAATTGACCGTCAACAACAAAAACCCCCATGCTCGTCGAGCCATAGGGACTAAGGTTAAAGACGCAATCGGAATCCATCCCAAGGTTGCTGAACGTCTGTCTGGTGCGGACTTCGATGGTGACTCCGTTCTCTGCATTCCTAACAATAGCGGTAAGGTCAAAACCTCTCCGGCTCTTAAAGGGCTGAAGGACTTTGATCCTAAAGCTATGTACCCTGGGTATGAAGGAATGCCCAAGATGTCAGACAAGAACAAGCAGCTTAAGATGGGTGAGGTATCAAACCTGATTACCGACATGACCATTAAAGGTGCTACCCAGTCTGAGATTGCCAGGGCTGTTCGACACTCCATGGTTGTAATCGATGCACAGAAACACCATCTGAATTACAAGCAGTCGGAGCTTGACAACGGAATCCCAGCGCTCAAGAAGAAGTACCAGGGCAAATCAAATGGTGGGGCATCCACTCTGATTTCCCGTGCTGGTTCCAAGGCCTACCTTCCTGATCGTAAACCCCGGTCCGCTTCAAAGGGTGGACCTATTGACAAGAAGACAGGCCGCAAGGTTTGGGAAGAAACGGGGAAGACCTATAAGAAACCCATCTTCGATGAAGACGGGGAGACTATTAAAGGTTGGAAGACAGAGAAGAGTATTGTTAAATCTAAGAAGCTGGCCGAGACTCATGACGCATTCTCCCTGGTTTCTAAGGATGGCAGTACTATTGAGACGGTGTATGCTGATCACTCCAATGCTTTGAAGGCTATGGCTAATGAAGCAAGGAAGGCTACATTATCTATCCCCTCTGTCAGGAAAAACCCCCAGGCCGCCAAGACCTATGCCCCTGAGGTTAAGTCCCTAAAGGCCAAAGTTAACGAGGCCCTCCGGAATAAACCCAGGGAAAGGCAGGCTCAGGTACTGGCAGACGCTGTGATCAGAGCTCAGAAGCAAGCTGATCCAACGTTAGCCAAGGATAAAGAGCGCCTTTCTAAGGCACGCCGCCAGGCTTTAGCCGAGGCCCGTTCAAGAACGGGGGCTGGTAAGAAGCCTTTCATGCTGGCACCTAAAGAGTGGAGAGCAATCCAGGAGGGTGCTATCTCACAAGCTGCTCTGAACAAGGTTCTTGAGTTAGCTGATGAGACTAACATCAGGGAGCTAGCCACACCAAGGGCTCAGCCTAAGCTATCATCCAGTATGGTGTCCAGAGCCAAGGCTATGAGTGGTAGAGGCAAGACTGCTGCTGAGATTGCTGAAGCTTTAGGTGTTTCAACATCTACTGTACACCGTGCTCTAGATGTAGGGTAGGCCATGGCTATGGTATACTACTACATACAGGGCCTCTACACAGGAGGTCTATCATGGCTAGGATGCTAAGCACAGTAGACAATCCATACGATCCAAGGACTTCTTGGGATGAATGGTTTGCTTATGACACCTCCCATGGGTACCATACCTGTGGGCTGGTGGCTAGGCTGTGCACATCGACAGATTCATTGAATGAAACTTTTGAATCTGAAGAAATTGAAAATTCAATTGATCGAATTCTTCAACTTGATGGAACAAACTTCTATCAAACGTTCGAAGTTGACGATTAAATTTGGATTTTTCAATCACGACCGGGGGAGGGGGGTTCGCTTAATAGACCCCCCGCCCTCATCGTCGCGCCCTCCATATTTTCCCCGGAGGGATATTTGGAAAGCCAATTGGGGTCTAGGTTCTAGGGCTCACAGGAAGTTTTTGTGTGCTCCTTTCTTCCTGCTGGTC